TAATATTTTTAATAGTGTGAAAAATAATGCTATAAATACATGGAACACTATCAAGTCTAAATTAACAGGAATTGCAACAAATATTTGGAATTCTGTAAAAAATACGTTCAATAATATGAAAAACGGACTCAAAGGTATTATTGATAAAATTAAAGGCTTCGTCAATGGAATGGTCGATTCAGTTAAAAAAGGGCTAAATAAATTAATTGATGGTGTTAACTGGGTTGGAAATAAATTAGGAATGAAAAAGCTACCTAAAATTAAACTCCATACTGGTACAGAACATACTACTACTCAAAACGTTATAACAAACGGTAAGATTAACCGTGATACATTCGCTACTGTTGGAGATAAAGGTCGTGGAAATGGTCCTGGTGGTTTCAGACACGAAACTATTAAATATCCTAACGGTAAAATGGCCCTTACACCCAACAAAGATACAACAGCTTTCTTGCCTAAAGGATCATCAGTGTTAAATGGAGCTCAAACACATTCTATGTTGAGTGGTTTACCTAAGTTTGCTAGTGGCACCTTATCAAACAAAAAACCTAAGAAGAAAAAAGAGGGCGACAACTTCTTTGGTGATGTTGCAACTGGACTTAAAGCAGGTGCAAAAGTAGCTACCGGTAAAGTTGTTGACGGCGGTAAAGCTGTTGTAAACAAAACGCTTGAAACTGCAGCTAAAGGTAAAAAATGGATGTCAGAAAAAATTGGCGACGTTATGGATTGGATAGATAAGCCTGGTAAACTACTGGATAAAGTACTTGAAGGTATCGGTTTAAACTTGAACGGTTTTGGTATATCGAAAGCAGCCGAATTGCCATTTGACATGATGAAAGGTATGTTCTCTAAACTTAAAAAAGCTGCAATTGATACATTCACTTCTTGGATGTCAGACGCAGCGGAAGGTGATGGAGGTTATATCGACCTTTCTAAAGGTATAAACTTCCCATTCAGCCCTAACGGTAAAGCTCCAGGATATCCATTTGCAGGGCCACATATGGGCGTTGATATTAACTATATATACGACAAACTGTATTCTGTTTTAGCTGGTAAAGCTACGGCTCGTAAAGGTTGGAACGGCGGTTTCGGTAATATGGTTGATATTGTGAAAGGAAATACTAAAGTTATTTACGGCCACATGAGTAAACACGCATTTAGTGGAAGTAAGAACGTTAAGCCTGGGGACTACTTAGGAGTATCAGGTAATACAGGCCGTTCTTCAGGACCTCATTTACACTTCGAAGTACAAAAGAACGGAACACCTATCGACCCACTCAAATGGTTGAAAGCTAATGACGGTGGAGGAAAAGGTGGAAAATACAAATCCACTGTTAAGAAAGCATTAACGATGGCAGGTTTACCTACTTCCGGGAAATATGTAAACGCTTGGATGAAACAAATCCAAACAGAGTCTACAGGAAATCCAAAAGCCAAAAACCCATCTGGAGCATCCGGTTTAGTACAAGTTAAACCAGCAACCTTTGCTGCTAACAAACTTCCGGGTTATGGAAATATTTGGAAACCATTAGATAACCTTATCGCTGGTATGCGCTACGCCAAAGGTAGATATGGCACTAAAGGCATGTTGAAACAGATCGGTCACAAACTACCATACGCTACAGGTGGTTTAATCAAATCAGCTGGTTGGTATAACATTGCAGAAGCTGGCTATCCAGAATGGGTAATCCCTACAGACCCTAATCGTCAATCAGATGCTATGAAGTTATTAGCTTTAGCAGCTCAAGATATCGACAGTAAGAACAAACGTAATAAACGTCCTAATCAAATGCGTACACCATCTACAGGTGGAAGTAACAGTAACGATAACACAGAATTGTTATTACAAATGATTGCTAATCAACAGAAACAGTTAGACGCTTTAATGGAAATAGCAAGAAGTAATAAAGGTATTGAAAATAAACCAGTACCTACTGAAGAAGGTTTTAGTAGAAAACAAGGGAAACGAGCTCAAAGTATGGCATACAATATGGGAGGTGCTTTCTAATTTGAAAAAAGAAGTAAAAATATTCAATGAAGAAAATTCATTCAAACTCACCGATATAAAAGGATTGAAATTTCTAGACTTCGAAGAAGAAGGCGTAGAAGTCAAAGCGAATTCACTTGAAATAAATGGAACAGATGGAATACTTTTAGGGCCGACTACGTTCGGTCCTTTTAATTTGGTTTTAAACTTTTCCTATTTAGGCACAGATACAAATGATTACAATTTATTAAAATCTAAATTAAGAGGTATGTTATTCCAAAAAGAACCTTATTATATTTGGCATTCAGATATGCCTGGCAAGAAATATGCAGTGTATGTTGAAGAAAATGCAATCGAAGATTTAACTAGTTTTTTTGGAACGTTTTCTATAAAATTCGTTGTTTTCAAAGGTTATTCAGAATCCTTGTATAGTACGAATCATATTAGAACGAATGACGATACATGGCAGTTTGGGTCAGGTATACAAGTAAATGACGATACATTGAAATATAAACACAATTCTTCTGGCTTTAAAATATTTAATGGATCAGATGGAAAAATCGACCCATTGTTAAGACATAACTTAATAATATATATCAATATAGACGCACCTAATGGCTTTATATTATGGAATAGGACTACAGACGAAAAGTTTATTTATAAAGGTGTGGTGGATTCAACGCAAGCATTTACTTTAAAAGGAGTACATCCATTATTGGATGGAAAACGTGTAGGTCACAAATCTAATTGGCAATGGATAACTCTCGCCAAAGGTTATAATGACTTTCAATTTTTAGGTGATGGTATCAGTAATATTAATGTAGAGTTTGTTTTTAATTTTATATACAGGTAGGTGGTAGTTTGAATAGTTTAGTTTTAATGAATAAAAAGAAAACCTATGCAGAGATATTAACAGACTTCGATTTCGATTCATTTAAATACGAATACGAACAAAACAATGAACGTTCAATCACCTTTACCATATATAAAACGAATATAAATGCAGATATTTTCGATTCTATTGTTAATGAAATGTATCTATTATGGAAAGGTCAAGAATACATTATAAAATCTACGTCATTAAGTCACGATGGTACAGTAGTAAGTAATGAAGTTGTGGCTAAACATTGTTTTATGGAATTTCAAAACCATTATATTGAAAAGGACTTAGAAAACGAAAGTTTAAATGCAGATGAATCGGAAGATGAAAAACCAACTTATACATTGAAACAATATTTAGACTTTGGTTTCAACGGTAATGACTTAGGATTTGAATATGTTATCAAAGGAGATTTCGCTAAACGTGTACCAATAGACGAGTTAGGTGGCAACAACGGTATGGAACATCTTGTTGAAGGTGCTGAACTTTTTGGTTACATTTACTTTGCTGATAATAAAACGATTTATATTTACGACAAAGAAACATTTTATCAACTCGCTGACTTTCCTATTATATACAGATACAACAATGATGAAATTAGCGCTACTACTGATACATTGAATTTGAAAACGTATATAAAAGGTTATGGCAAGAAAAAAACAAAAACTGAAACTAAGAATTACAGCGCGATAAAACCACCTAATTTAAATTATGTTGGTAAATTCTTCAAAGAAGGTACTTGGCGTACACAAGAGCTTGGGGCTTATTACGAAAAAGAACTAAATTGTAAATGGGGAAACGAAACTTTAACATGGTCGCTTAAAAAGTTGTCACGTGGTGGATTGTTAGATGTTTATATCGATAACAAATTGATAGATAGATATAGTTGCTACAGTCATACTGCACGTACTGAATCAATTGTAATCGCACGTGGATTGAGTAAAGGGAAGCACACATTCAAAGCCGTTTTTCGTGGTGCAGACTCTAGCGTTAAGGAATACAAAACAGCACCAGTCATGTATGTGGGAACAGAAAAATCTACTACATTGAATTTAACAGCAGTGTTAAAAGGGTCAGATGTGTATCATACAAGTGCAGAATATAAATCACCTAATTACAAAGCATTTGGTCATATGGTAGCGCCTACTGTCTATGATGATAACGCACTTGATAAAGCAGATTTATTAGAAACGATGAAAGGTAGCTTACAAGATGAACCAGTTGTTGAAGTTGCGACAAACTACATTGGTTTAGATCGTATCACTGAAAATAGTGAAATACGTTTCATTCACAAACCTATAGGTTTTAATTTGATATTGAAAGTAGTTAAATTGACCGAACCACATCCATATGCAAACAAACCAGTAGACGCTGAATTCAGTAATGCTAGGGACGACATTATAAAAATACAACAAAGGATTAATACACAAATTAAAAAAATGAAAAATGCTAAAGGCGGACAATCAATTGATGGTTCGTCTTTATTAATTCCAGAAAGTTATTCAGATATCGTGGGGGTGACACTACTAAATGACTGAAATTAACCACAGATACCTAGTTGATAAAGAAGGAGAAACCTATTTCCCAGTGACTCATAAAGACGTAGTCATAGGTTTAGAAGATATAGAAAGCAATCAACAATTAAAATCACCTTTGGAAAACAAAACGATTGTTACGTTTGGCGATAGTATCACTGACTTGGGGAATTATCCGGAAACAATTGAAGAAAACACAGGTGCCACCATTGTTAAAGCTGGTTTCTCTGGGTGTCGAATGACAGAACACACAGGCAATTCACTGTTAAATAATATGAGTATGCAAAAACTTTCAGAATTTATAAAAGCTAATGATTTTTCACAGTTGGTTACTGCAGCACAACAATATTATGAAAATGGTGGTCGTGACCATCGAGGAACAGCAGAAAGACTAAGCAGCACAAACTGGAATGGTGTGGACATCATAACCATTTTATTCGGTACCAATGACTTTACCAATCAAGCCTCACTTGGCAATAATTCTGATATGACAGGTACAACGTTCAAAGGTGCTATTAATAAGACAATCAAGAATATAAACGAAGCTTTACCACACGTTAGAATAATGTTTGTTACACCTATCTTCATGTCGAGAATGTATTCAACAGAAGGTGAAAACAGTGATGATTACCCTAATAAAGACGGTATTTACTTTAAAGAATTTATAAATTCAATTAAAGATTTATCAGAAATGAGTCACGTTCCAGTAATAAACTTGAACGCCTTGTCGGGAATAAATAAATATAATTCGGGTTCGTTTTTATCAGATGGTAAGCACTTAAACGGAGAAGGCAGTTCACGATTGGCAAGAGTTATTGGTAATCAAGTAGGGCTGCTTTATTAATAAAGAAGGAGTGACACTATGTTAAGACTACAAAAGAATAGAAGTTTGACTCTCGGCCAAAGCTATCGTCGTGAGGATATCGACAATGACACCAAAATCGAAAGAGAAGTTAATCGAATATCAGATATGCAAGACTATCATAAAAACCGTGAACAAATTGCACACGACAGTAAGCAAGTGAAATATAAAAACACAACTGTAGAGAATATGCTCGTTTATCAAATGGAGCGTATGAGAAACTTAGTACAAGGCATAGATACGACAGGTTCAAGAGAAGTTACAGATAGTCGGGTATCAGCAGACGGTAAGAGTCATGGCTTATTGTCAGAGAGGTTATTACATGATCATAACGAAACAAAAGAAAATATAAGACATGTTGAAAAACAGCTTGTAGAAATTAACTTAGAGGAATACAACCCAGATAAAACAGGAAAAACAGATGCATCAAGAAAAGTGCAACACGCTTTAGATAGAATCAAAGACGCTGGTGGGGGTATTTTATATATTCCTTCCGGCGTTTATTTATGTACCGGGAGAATGTATATCTATTCTAATACAACAGTAAAAATGGAAGATAATACAATAATGTTAAGAGGTCATGCTCAGGGTTTCTTTGATAATGGAGATCCACTAGATGAAAGAGTTTTGTATGAGGGTGAACATAATATAAAAGTTGTTGGTGGCGTATTAGATAATAACCTAGAACAAATGGAAAAATACCCTACAACGCACGTTAACATGTTCAATTTAAGACACGGTGACAATATAACCATCGATGGCGTTAGGTTTAAAAACTCAATTTCACATCACTGTATAGATATAAACGGAACGAAAAACTTATTAATTCAAAACTGTGTGTTTGAAGGATATATCAATCCGTTAAATGAAACAGATAAAGAAGCAATACAAATTGGAGCATATAACGTTGGAGGCATTAATGGAGGTGTGTATGACGGTACAATTTCTAAAGATATTATCATTAAATACAACAAATTTAGACCTTCTGCATTAGCCCCTGGCTTTGATGTTTGTATTGGTAACCATTCAGCTAAACATAACATTTGGCAAAATAACTTTGAAATATCAAATAACGATTTCAGAGGATGTCATACAGGTTTCCGTTCATTCAAATTTAAGAACGTTAGAATTATCGACAACGTGTTTCAAGAAATGGTTTATCCAGTACGTATATCGGCTGTTGGTGGAGAGTATCAAAGCGCTAACGATCATAACGGAATACCAAGTGGTAAGTCACAAGGGGCGTTAGAACATGTAATCAGAGGTAACTATTTCCGTAACTTTAACGTAGCTGTTGCATCATTCGGTCGTTATTATCGTGGTAGTTTTGGATATAACGAACATATTACTATTACTGATAATTACTTTATTGGAGAAGATTGGAACAAAGCAATGCCCATAAGTATTGAACTTACTAGAGATTTGCATATAAGTAATAATATCATGACTGATTGCTTTAGAGGTATTCAAGTCATGTCTACTCATTATATGTATGTAAAAAATAACCACATGACTAACATGAAAACAGAAGGTATGTATATTAAAACTGCTAAATATCCAGGTGAAGCTAACGAATCAACGCATATTCATGTTACAGGAAACGCATTAGATGGTTCAGGTAAAAATGGTATCTTCTTACAAAACGCTAACATGTTTTCAATCAAAGGTAACGATGTAACGAATACGAATACAGATGAAATTTCTGACGGTTCTAAACGTGGCGGTGTAAAAGCATTTGAATGTGATAATGGAATCATTTCAGAAAATCAAGCATATGGTAAAAGCCAAGTATTCGTCGCAAATGCTGATGTTGTTAAGAATGTAACAGTCTTTAACAATGCTGGTGATGGAGAAGTTACTGTAACGAACGCTACAAATAGTGTGATTGGATATAACCAAGTTGATAAAAACGGTAAAATCGTACCATTTGAAACAGTTAAATAGGAGGTAATAGAATGAGTGATTACAATACAGTACCAAATAAAAAAGCTAATATTAGTTTAGACACTAACGCTTTCTTACAGTCACGTTCTGATTTGAACGTGGCTTTTTCTACAGCTGATCGTGACACAGGAATATTTGAATTTACAGTAACGCAAAACAAAACCCCTTTATTACTAGGTGATGCAAATGTTAAATCAAGTATTGTGTTTATCCACAGTAAAGGGTTGAAAGTTAGAGTTCCTTTAGAAATAACTGATGGTATGAATGGTAAAATATCTGTTAAAGTTCCAGACGATATATTGAAATTACCGGGTAAAGTTACGTCGCAAGTTTATGTAACACGTAAGACACCAGATAAAACACAATCTATTGTAGCAGAAAGAATATTCAGTTTTACGATACAAGAATCATTGGCATGGGAATTTGATGGTGAAACGAAATTAAATTATATTATTGAATTTGATGAACTTGAAGAACAACTTAATCAAAGGGTAGTTGCTATAGAACAAGCTATGGAAAATTTAGAAGATTATGTGTCTAAAGTTGAAGAAGCAAGAGATAAAGGTATTTCAGATATAAATATCGCTAAAACTAATAGTTTACAAGAATTAAATGATTTAGCTGCAACAAAAATAAACGAAATTACTACAAAAGGCGATGCATATCAAAATATATTTGAAGCTATCAAGTCTGATGTCGAAAGTGATAAACAAGAAGTAGTTGAAAATTACAACGCCTTTATACAAACTCATCAAGACATCGTAAGTGATTTCCAAACTATAGTGTCTGATTATGAGGGACAAGTTAATACTAAATTAGATGGTGCAGTTGAACAACTCAATCAGAATATCATAGATGGGAAACTCGTCAATCAAACTGACATTGAAGATATGGAAACATTAACGAATGCAGAAACAAAACGTAACGAAGTATTATCAAGTGCGCAAACATACACAGATACTAAAATGAATGAAAGATTTAAGACGTTATGGAGTGGCAGTGTTAACTCTACAGGTGTTCCGATTACACTAAATGAAAGTTATAAAAATTTCCGTTATGTGATCGTGTCGTACAATTATATTGGTGGAAAGAAAACTGAACAGGCTGATACAGATTTATTATCATATGTATTTATACAGACTCTTAATTTGAGCAATACAACAGCGGGTGCGCCATACTTGTTTGAACTTGAAATAAAAGTAGAAAGTGAAACGAGCTTCTCAATAATTCAAAATCATGCATATGCAATTGAAACAAGTAAACCTTTACCAAATTCAAACTACTTGAAAATAGAAAAAATTGTAGGTGTTAGATAATGAAAATTTTATTAAATGATCTAAATGAAATTATTGGATATGTAACTGATGGAGATTTAAAAGGTAGTATTGAAGCTGAAATACCACAAGAATTATTAGAAATATATGAGCCACGTAAATTCGTTTATTTTAACGATAAAATTTCTATTAATCCTAATTTTAGTAACCAAGAGTATTTTCCGGAACAACCTCAAAATGATGCAACTATCGGTAGTGATACAGAACTGCGACAAACATTTGGTAGCTTACAAATGAGTTCGGTGCAAACGGTGAAAATGGTTATGGACTTATCAAAACAAGTCGCTGCACTCACAAAACAAAATGTAGAGTTACAAAAACAACTTAACGATAAAGGGGTAGAATAACATGTATATGTTTCCTAAATATGAAGATTTAAAAACACAATGGAGTTGGGGTATTTACTCTTTAGAAGATATGCAATGGTATGTTGATATGGAAGTTATTGATAAAGAAGAATACGCATTAATTACTGGAGAGAAATACCCGGAACAACCACAGGCTTAGGCTTGTGGTTTTTTATTTAGATGGAAGTAGGTGAACGCATGAGTGAAAACTTTACAATACACGATAGGTTAGCAACTTTATCATTGTTTGGTTTAGGTGTGTTTGTAGATATACGTGGTTTCTATTGGTTTGTAAGACAAGAAGATGTACTTAATGAAAGTGAATTCTACCAAGCACTACATGAAGTTATGCCTATATGGATATGGGGATTACTACTGATTGTATTTGGTACTTGTCTAATTCTAGCAAGTCTATTCTTTGGTAAACGGTCTGTAAACAATACTTCGAACTATTTTATGTTGATAGGTGGCACAGGGAGTGCAATTATCCACTTCTTAATGGCCTCAGCAGGTATATATAATTCACTCAATTGGCTAACACCAGCACAATTTGTAGCTATGACTGCATGGCTTGGATTTGTTGGTTTCTTAGGTGGTTTAGGTATTTATGGACGAAGATAGATACGTTCTAAGACACGAATGGGAAAGGTCAAGAGGCAAGATACACGAACGCATAAACGAAGTAGATAACAAACACACAGACAATTTTAATAGTTTACTTAATAAAGTAAATAGACAGACATTGCTACAAGAGAAAGCATTTGAATCACAAGCTAGATCAGAGAAACATTTAGAAAAAATGAGTGAATCATTATCAACAGTAGGGACTAGAGTTACTGATTTAGAATACGAAACCAAAAGTCATGAGAAAGAAATTAAAAGTTTGCAAGGAATTGTAGAAGCAGAAGCAAAAGGAAACAGAGAAGTAATTGGCTACTGGTTAGGATTTGCTGGTGTTGTATTAGTACCACTTATCACTTTAGTAGCAAATATCTTTTTTAAATAAGTCGGCACATT